ACCCAATCTACGCCTTCCATTATGCCATTGACAAATGCTGCAGGTGCAGATGGATCTTGTACGATATCGACTGTATTTAAAATAAAATCGTCACGCACATAGTTAACGCCACTTCTAGTCTCAAGACTACCCATACCACGAGTTGACACTCCTAGTTGAACGCCACCTTCAAGTAGACCTTTTACAATCTGACCCATAGGAGTATCCAAAATTTGTGCCTTTCCAATCACATCATTACCATTCCATTCCAGTTTGGTAATGAGATGTGAAACTTTGTCAAGATTCACAGTAGGACCTTCGGGATGGTTTAACTCACCGACTGATCTCTTCTGTGCCACTTGTTCGGTAACGTACTTATCCACAGCACTTTCCATAATCTGCTTTGGATAAACACGACCGTTTCTATTTTTTTGTTCTGCTTGGGCAAATACACCTTCAATAGCAAATGACTTTGCTTTACCATCTTTTGCTTCTGTGATAACAGCCTCAATGGACTGATCAATGTATTCTGCCATTAATTTCATTTACATTTCCTTAGCGAATGTTGCACCCATCTTCTCGGCTTCTGCTTGAGAACGATAGGTATCTAATTTGTCGCCGTCAATATAAACGGAGAACCCTTTCTTGTCTTTATGAACCATAACCGTATGCTTGTTGATCTTCTTGGAAAACACATGGTCTCCCGCCGGCATCGATTTTGCTTCTCTTATGTTCTTAAAAGATTTCATAGTTTTATTTATACAATTTTAATCTTCAACTGGTTCTTCAGCTTTGTCATAAATTTGACCTGCAATTCGTGCTTTGGCTTGATCAAGAGTGTCTTGCAAACGATCACTTACCATGTCATTGAACTGTTTACCTGCTGTGGTAAAATCTTTCTTGTCAATAGCATCAAGAAAATCATTGATATCATTCTTTTCTAAGTCTACATCATCACCAGTAACAGTACCCATATCGCCTACTGGACCTAAATCTACTTCATCAAATGTTTCAGTATCTACTTCACTCATATTTTATTTCCTTGGTGTAAAATTCCAACTATTAGGTATTTGTTTGATCATATGTACCATACCGTTTTGACGATCTTCCAAAACCTCTACTTTGCCCATTGCTTCAAAAAGCAATTCTTCGCTGCCTTTTCTTTCCTTTGCCAGCAAAAGTTCTAAGGACTTAATCTTACTTTTCAATTGCAAAATTTCATCTTCTAATTTCATTTATATCCTTGCAATGTATTGCGTCTTATTTAGACTCTTCTTAAGTTTCAGGCCGGTAGTGCCAGGATTTTGATGTTCTGATAATGCCTCGTTCCAAACAGCATCTGCTATAGATGCGATATCTGCGTTAGATATAGTAACCGACTCGGGAGTAACTGTGACCACATCAATCAAGTTTGATCGTGTTAATGATATAGTAACATTTGATTCCGGTATAACAGGATTACCACCTGCTTCTCGTGTGTATATATTACCTTCAATGGTTAAAACATAACCTGCGCCTGACGGCCAAGGCACAATTCTCCATCCATTTTCTAAGAAGAATGTAGCACCCAAGTCTCTGGTATCTGTAATAGGATCACCACCAACCACGCTGATAGCTTGAAGAGCAGCACTAGGATGAGGATATTCTGGCGAACCAAGTATCCATTCTTTCCATGCAGAGTATATGTCGATAGTTACATTTAGTTCTGTAACACCTTCTGCAACATAAATTAAACGATTCCATGCATCAAACGCAACTTTTTGGTTAGGATAACCACCTGCCGCGGCAGTCTCCCAGTTCCACCAAGAACCATAGTTGAAAACTATATTAGGCATCTTACTGAACGATCTCTTTCCAAGCAATACTAAACATCACTCGTGGATCTGAGAAGTTCTTGATTTGCTCGTGTCCAAAGAAAGTAAATGTAATACGTGATCCTACGAACCCATGAATGACCCCACCACTACCATATGTGAAAGCAGTAGTGTCTATTGGTTGAGTCAAATTTCTATCAGCATAGAGATATGCCTTAGTCAAACTAACAATCTTGATAAAACACGTTCTTGGGAATGGATTAGTCCCTGTACCAGATACACCATGTAAATGTAATGCACCGTCTGCTACACTTATATTCAATGGGAACGTAGCAGTTTCTGGTTCACGTAAAACCCATCGGTCTGATGTCTGAGGTTTATTACCAGCATCAGCAGGATCAATAGTAACAACTGCTGGTCTGGTCATTGTGAATGTTTCTGTTCCAGCAAAAGTGCCTGTGGTTGCCTGAGACAATGTTACTTCTGTGCCACTCACTACCTTTTTAATAGTAGTGTCAGCGGTAATATTTGGTCCTGTGATTGACGCACCTTCAATTAGTTTAGTGTGTGTTACACTAGTAGCAGTCGGTAGTGCAGTATTCTGAATGTTTTTACTCAGTGTAATTACGTTTCCAACGACTGCTAATACGGTAGTGCCATCGGCAGTGTATGGAGTGCCATCCCCATCAACTGCAATGATGCCACCGCCTACAACAACACCAGAAGCATTGGTTACAGTAAGTTCAGTTCCATATGCCGCTAATTCACCATCAGTTGTTAAAGTAATATCTTGATCGTCTAGTAAAAGTGTAGTGCTGTTACCAACTGCGTCAACTGCCGCACCCACTCCTGCTGTTGCAATATTGTTTTGAATATCAGTAACAACATGTTCAGCAATACCACCATCATCTGGAGAATTTTTATATGAACCATATTGCAAATTGATGTAACGATCAGTTAGAACATCCGTGAATTGACCATTAAACATATCTTCGAATTCGATTTTCCTTGTATTGCCCGGTTTATTGGTGTCCTCAAAAGAGGTACCAGTAGTAGAAACTTCGAAGTTTGTGCCGGGGATTCTTTTGAATTCGTGCCCAGTGTGAACACTGTTAACACCTACTCTAAAATGAACAATTGCGTCACGATTTGCTCCGCTTCCTGTATCAGTTGAAGCATCGTTATCATAAGCGTATGCGGTGATCTTAGTAGGAATAAAAATACTATGATCAACAGATGCGCCATCGGGTAATAATTCTGCTGGTGATAAAGTGAACAAAGGTCTAAATCCACTTCCGTCTACGGACAAGTGACCAGTGGTGTAAACCTTTGGCCTACCCAAACTTTGCAAATTGATATCGACTTCAGTCCACACCGATCCACTATAAGATCTTAAATAAACAAAATTAGCATCAGAAGGTCTTGACTCTGTAAGTCCGAGTCGAACTAACCCAGCAGGTAAAGGGCCATACCCACCTCCAGTACCACTTCCGTCACCGTATACAGCATGATTTTGCATTTCTGAATCACTTAAATAGTTATTAAAATGACACACAGGAAGTGATGCAGTCTGAGTCATTGGTTCTGTATATGTGTTACCGTGATAGTATTCGTGAATAACTACTCTTCGACCCTGATAAAAGGTGCCAAATCGAATACGACCCGCACCATGCCATTGCACATCAATCCAGTAAATATTGTCTTTTGTTATATCTAAATTTAACTGACTTTTATTTGCCGACCCACGACTACCGTTTACTAAATCACCATTGAAGTTAGGAAGTCCGTCAGCAGTATCTGATGAAGCAAGAATATAATCTTTCTTTGTTCCGGAAACTGAAGACCTACGAATAAGATACAATACGCCGGTAGGACCAACTGTAAACATCATACCGTTTTGAGCATCAAAGATTCCAAATGATCTTTCGCAACCACTGTTACCGTGATTTGTGACACTCAATGGTCCGGCTGCAATAGAATCCACTAGCATCGTTCCCATAAACAAATGCGAAGAGCCCGGAATATAGTGATGATATGTATTAGATGTTGCCGCAGCAAAGTCTAGTTCGGTTTTAACTTTTACTTCAATGTATTTGCCTACATTATCGTGTTCAATGGCAGCAGTCCGAACGGATCTTGCTCCTCTGTTTAGATAAGTGAGAGAATAATTTTCATATAGTTCGTCGGGTGATGAATAAACATATTCGCCTAAGTGGGTTGCTCCTGACGTTCTAAGTTTACCAAACGCATCTAACTGAGGTGCCCCTTCATCAAAGGTAATTTGTGCGGAGCCGTATGCATCGACATCGAGACCGTAATCTGGATTGTCATAACCCATAATGTTTTGTGCTGGAATATAAACATCGTATGCTTCAACGACTGTACCTACGTTGGTAACACCGTCTGGGGCTGTTATTGTTTTACCGACAGCAGGAACTGTATTTTCAAACTTTGCTGGTTTGTTGTAGTGTACTGCTAAAATACCAGTTCCATCGTTTTTGTCATATACACCGTGAACGTGTATCATACCGAAATCGGCCACGGTATACATTGATCCAATCTGCCAAGTATGACCAGTGAAAGTACCACCTGCGTTAAATGCTATTTCCGCAGTGTGAATCATGTACACACGATCCCCAGTACTCTCCGGTGGTATCCTAGTATATCTCTTTTCGCCTGCCATTTAATTCCCCGTTATTATACGTCTAAATCTACGTACAATTTTGATAATTCTGTACGAAGTGTATTATAATGTCTCATAACTTTCATGGGTTCAATGCCCTCAATTCCCATGGGGATAACAGCATTAATAAACTCTTCAAAGTATGCGACAGCTTCGTCTAATTTAATCTTATCTTCTTGTTGACTCATAATCTATCCTCATGATTAGTAATCGGGTGGGGATTAATCCCCACCCTATACTATTATATAGTTAAGTTATTATACTGGGTCGCTGAAGTTTCGTTCCAACGGAGCAACAAGTGAGATTGTCGCGCCAGTAGCTTCAATGGCAGTTACCTGCGATTTCACATACTGTCCAGTGTTTAACCCAATTGCAACTGCAACAACGTCAACATCTGTACTAACGGTTCTACCTCCGGTAGCATCTGCATCATATGCATATGCGAATGAGAATGAACTACCAGCACCAGCAACAGTTTCATCAGGAACATTGTTGCTGATTGAAGTACCCACATCATCGTTTGCTGCATTTTTTACTTGGAGTGCATCATTTTCACCGAACGTTTCCCCATTAGGAGTCGCATTGTAGTATACATAGAATACAGCATCACCATCAGTCGCAAGGTTAGAGTTAAAGTTAATATTAACTGTAACAACACGAGGATAAGCAAGAGATGTACCACCAGCATAATCTGTATTAGAAACTTCGTTAAACTGTACTTGGTTCTGGTCAATAGATGCGAGAGAGTCAATAAATACGCCTGGTTTTGTAACCAAAGTATCACCAACAAATTCTACAAGCAGTTCAGCAATAGCACCGTTTCGTACAGAATCACCAGTAGCACCTTCGTTCAACAGACCATCTCGACGCAATGCCCACTGAGCAAACTCATATACATTTTCTACAGTGGTGTTGTTATTACTATCTACGTAAGGAGTGCCTGCATTAGTATGGGCATCGTTAGCATCGATAATAACATCAAACGCATATTTTACGTTAGAGATTTCTCTTTCGCCTTCGTATGCTACTAAAGTCGCTGGGCCGACTGCGGTATTGCTTCCAAAGGCTGCCACACCAGCAGCATCAATGTCACCACCTACGGTCACTTTAAACCAATCGCCAGCAGTGTCTTTGTAGACTTCGCCTGCCACCAAAGTGCCAGCAGTAACGAAACCTTTAATGTCATAAGGTACACCTGGCGAAAATTCCAAATACTCAATCTGAATATCATCGTATGGATTTACATCAGCAGGCACAGCACCGTTAGAATCGATGTCAGTATCAGCAGTGGTTGTGATCTTAATGTCAGAAGCGTTTGTGACAGGGAAACGATATACAATGTAAGTCATTGTCGTTACACCAATGTCTGCCAAACTTGCGTCTGCATAAGTCTTAGCACGTTCTCTAACAAAAACGTTAAGGGTAGTTCTACGATCAGCCGTGATAGTACAACCAGCAGAAGTTGTTTCAGTTGAAAGAGTTTGTTCAATAGTCGTAAGAGTAGTTGCAGTTGCATCGCCGTCTACAAGATACGTTCCATCGTTGGTTGGTGAACCAGCAATCACAATTGTATCCCCATCTTTAAACACACTTAAATCAGTGGTTGTAGATGAGATAGTATCAGGAGCAGTAAATTCAATATCTGTTACTAGATTATTACCAGAAGATGTAGTGTTTGCACGAGACAGAATCGCTACTGCTTGGTTAGCAGGACCGGTGTATACTGCGTTTCGTACTGTAGCAACCGTTGAAGGAGACTGCACATAGTATGGTTGATCCACTTGGTCAACAAACGTACCCAAGGTAATGAAACCTGAGTAAATTTCTTTTACATATGTATTAGCAGTATCTTTAAGAGTCCAACCAGCAGTTCTTAACAGATTTGAAGAAGTTACTGTGAAAGGAGCCGTGATTGTAGTGCTTTCAGTGGCGTTAGTGAAAGGCGTACCAGAAACCGTAACAGTAGTTTTCGTAGAAGCAGTAACAGTGCCAGTAATACCAGCATTACTAGAACCAGTAATGGTGATTGTATCACCTACTTCAAATTTACGAAAGTCTACAGTAGTATCCGCAGTAGTAATAAGATTTTGATTCGTAATTACTACAGCAGCCACTTCTTTAGTTTTCTGAGAGATAGATTGAGTATCATCTAAATACCACCCGTTTGAAAATTCGAACTGTTCGTTCGTAATAGACAACATCGGAAAGTCGAACTTAGTGATAGACTCAACGTTTTTCCATAGGTATTTAAGAAATGAATATAATGCCTGACCTGTAATACCAGATCCTGCAAATTCAAAATTATTTCCAACTGCTGCTTGAAAATATATTTTCTTATTGTTTGCATCAACTACAATTTCACCACCGGTGCCACTGTTAGTTTCGTATTGCCCAGTAGGGCTTTCTGTTACTTGATCCGCTAAACTATCATTAGTCGTATTACTTCTTGGTGATAGTGCATCCAGATCAGTAAACAGTAGGGTTGCATCTAAATTAGAAAGTGCCATTATTCGTCCTTTAAGTTTATGATTAGATTAATTTACATCACCAAAAGTTTAATTCAATTACGTTTATTTATAACAAAAACAATGTTAAAACATTATTCATCCAAATAATTTCGGTCAATCTGTTGACTGATAGGAATAGAAATATTTTCATCAGTTAAAACTAGAGCCTGAGCGACTGGTCGTCCAAGCGATAGAATAATATAATTTAAGTTTAATACTCTCACATATACTGAAACAGGAGTCGAAACTGGATAATTATATGTAAATGTGTTATCATCAGTACTTCCATTAATCGTGACAGTACCTACGACAGAAGTTGCTGAAGTACCTGTGCCGCCAGTCATATCCTCAACACCGGCAATAACAGTATCATCCGCATAATCGTGTATTCGAATTTCAGTACCGTCCTTTAACCCAGTCAATACAAAAGATGCTGTCAACGGTGGTGTTCTGACTACATTATTAGCATCAAGCAGTTCGATATTATTAGCGTCAGCGCCAGGAATATTGTTTAACCACACACCTCTTGCACCAAAAAATTTGCCACCTGCAAATGATCCGAACGGAGCCTGTTTGTTGTCTGCATATGTTCCTGCGGTCTCGTTTGCATTACGATATTCATATCCATCATCGCCATCGATAGTAACTGAGAAGTCGAATGATGTAATATATTTGAGACGTTCGTAAACTTCAGTTAAAGGTCTATTTGCACAATCAACTATAACATTATAGGGTTGATTACCCGCGCCGTCACCAATATCTTGTGAGGTTGCTCCAAAGGTTGTTGTTACGTTTGTATATCCAGCTACCGTACCAGAAGCGGTTTCATTGTTCAAATCTGGCAATGTTGAAAGTGCGACAATATTCTGCCCACCGGCGGATAGGTCAGAAAAGAAGTGGTCATATATATCGCCATATTCTCTTGCGAACAACCAAATAGCACCATCGACATTGGTTGCTGTATCATCAGTTGATTGAATAAAT